CGGTTCGGCTGGATCCAAGGTCGTCACCGCTGCGGCCAACTCCATCACCGGCGACGCTTCGGCGAACGCAACCGGCACCGCGGCATGGTTCCGGGCGCTCAAGTCCGACGGCACCTCTGCAGTCTTCGACGGAACCGTCGGAACGTCTGGCTGCGACCTGAACCTCGCGACCACGTCGATCGTCACGGCCGAGGACGTCGAGGTCACTTCGTTCTCCATCACCCAGCTCGAGTAGTACCGCCAGGCCATATTCGGGAAGGAGATGATCCGTGTCAACTGTGATGTATCTGCGGGTCTTGGCATCTGACCTCGGTGGTTCTGGTCAGAGTTATCTGAGTCCTTTCCGTGGCACTGCAAGCGCAAACCGTATCACGAACACCACGGCCGGTGGTACCAGTATTCAAGTTACTGATTCCGCTGGCGGAACGCCGCAGTCTTATTTCACAGCGCCTCTGAAAGCAGTTACGCTGTCGGGCAACATAGGAATCACCGTCCACGGTCTTGAAAGCAATGCACTTGCTAATGCCACCGGCGGAATTAAAATTGAACGCTGTGATAATTCCGGAGCAGTTATAAGTACGATTCTTACTGAACAAAACGTTGCTGCTGGCGGGTCTGAATACGGTACTACAAACACTACACTTTCTCAGGCATCTGTTGCGATTACATCAACATCGCTTAGTAATGGCGACAGAATTAAAGTCACACTGACGGTGCTGCCTGCCGGCGGTACTACAATGGGTGGTAGCCAAACGGTTACCAACACGATCGATGGCCCGACACCTTCTGCGGCCGGCGATACTTTCGTTACATTCGCCGAAACGATCGAGACGTATAACACTTATGTCAATACCGCCGAAGGTGGTACTAACACCACTGCCGTTACAGCAGCAAACTCAGGCGGCGCGTCAGGCACGCCCTTCGCCGTGCCTTCCGGTACTGTTACTTTCGATAATTCGCATCCATCTAATGGATCGATGGGTTACAAGTGTGTTTCGACCGGCTCGCCGTCATATCTTCCGTGGACTACCCCAGGTGCTGTAAGAACTAAGACCTACTTCAGGGTTACAGTTTATGTCACTGCCAACCCAGCATTCAGCAGCAAGGTCTGGGCGGGGATCTCTCTCAACGGGACAGTCTGCGCGTCAGTACTCATCAACTCGTCCGGCAAAGTGTTTTTCCAAAGTGCTGCGGGTTCTCAGATAGGCAGCGTGATCACTTCAAATAGCGTTAACCTAAACGGATTTACCCGAATTGAAGGTTTCGTTATTGGTGATCCGTCAGTCGGTCAAGTAGAACTAAAACTATTCCTTAACAAGGATAGTGCTACACCAGATGAAACGCTTACTTCTTTGGCGAATATTAACACCACTGGTCAGATCTCCAGAGACTGGTTCGGCATATCTAACTCAGTTACATACACTGAATTCCTGGATGACATTGGTTCATCGGGTGTAGGTTATCTGGGTCCGCAGGTTATTTCAAGTACGGGCTCCATCCGTATGCACAAGATGGGTTTGTCTGCTACTGGCTCTGAGAAAGTCTCAGCTACAGTTTCCATCGGCATGCACAAGATGGGTATTTCAGCTTCGGGAACTGTGACCGCTACAAGTGACACCGGCACAGGATCCATTCGCATGCATAAGATGGGCATATCTGCTGCTGGACTTGAGAAGGTCTCAGCTACAGGATCCATCAGAATGCACAAGATGGGTCTTTCAGCCTCCGGAACTGTTCACGTTGTAGTCCTTGGCTCTGGATCCGTTCGTTTGCATAAGATGAGTTTGTCTGCCTCCGGAACTGCTAAAGCTCCAGGCACAGGCTCAGTCAGAATGCACAAGATGAGTCTGTCTAGCGTTGGCACGGCACAAGAGAAAGCCACAGGCTCAATCGCAATGTACAAGATGAATATTCGGGGAACTAACGTCAGACCCCTTTCGTCCAACCTGTTCCTGTTCACAGCAGTCTGAAAGAAAGTAGAACTTCACCATGGATGTTCAGCAGTACAACGCAACCAAGGCCGCCGCCGACGCTGAGAACCCGACGGGTGCCTGGGCCGGAGCCCCTGCTCTTGCCGCCAGCACCGTCGCGATGAGGAACACCTCGGGTCACCCGGTCTTCGTGGATGTCTCGAGCGGCACGGTCACCGTGATTGCGGTCGATGGCGTCACGACGGGTTTCACTGCAGGCTCGTTCAAGCTGCAGCCCAACAGCAAGATCGCCATCACCTACAGCGTCGCGCCCACTGTCGGTTGGAGTTTCGAGTCCGGCGGTCAGTCTGTGGCTGCTGGTGCCTGGGCCGGAGCTCCTGCTCTCGCCGCCAGCACTGTGGACATGGTCAACACGTCCGGAGGTCCGGTCGCCGTGTACATCAGCGCCGGCACGGTCACCGTGATCAAGGTCGACGGCGTCACCACGGGCCTCACCTCGGGCGCATTCCGTTTGCGTCGCGGCAGCAAGCTCAGCATCACCTACAGCGTGGCGCCCACGCTTGCCTGGGTCTACGCGTAGTACGCCGGCCCGCGGTCGAAGAAGGAAGGAGGCGAAGTGTCAACACCGACCGCAGTTCAGCTTACGCAGCTGGCCAAAATGGGTATCGCAATGCCCGATCATTCGTATTACATCAGAAACAAGGCTGATCTGAGTAATGCGATTGAGTCGGTTGGCCGAGCGAAGCCCACTGGCGATGAGTCAGAAGTTGCGAGAAGGAATGACGTTCGCAAGTTCTGCATGACCAGAGCCAAAGCTATGCATCTCGAAGACATGATTCCTGACACCTGGAACTCTGATGGATCGCTGAAGCAGTCTGCAGTGGTTTCCGTCGATGATTTCCTGGAGCACTTCGGTGTGAAGGGAATGCACTGGGGAGTTCGCGGAGCTAAGTCTTCTGCGCCTTCCTCAGGCGATCATGCTCAGACGGCGCATCTTCTGTCGAAGGCCAGATCAGGCGGCGGCATTCACGTCCTGAACAATGATGAACTCAAATCGTTGAACAAGCGCCTTGAGCTCGAGACCAACTTCAAGCGCCTGACCACTCCGTCGCCAGGACTTCACGAGGAAGCCCAGAAACTCCTGATCACGGCAGGCAAGCAGGAAGCTTCCAAGTACGCGGCCAAGTACGCGGCCAAGGGAGCCGAATGGCTGGCCAAGGAAGCAACCAAGGCGATTCTCGGGACAAAGGTGGGAGCAGGGAAGCACGCTGCATAGAAGGGAGGATCTGCGGTGACTTTGTCGAACACGGCTGTGCCAAAGTATTACGGTTACTTCCGTGAAGCTGTTCTCCGGGGTGAGATTCCTGTCAACAAGGAAGTCTCGCTCGAGATGAACCGTATCGATGAGCTCATCGCTGATCCTAACTTCTATTACGATGACGCTGCTATCGACGGTTTCGTCTTGTACTGCGAGAACGAACTGACGCTAACCGACGGAAGCGATTTTTATCTGCTTGATAGTTTCAAGTTGTGGGCAGAGTCATTGCTTGCGTGGTTCTACTTCGTCGAAAGAAGTATCTACAAGCCGAATTCCGATGGTCATGGTGGCCATTATGTTACTAAGCGAATTCGGAAGAGACTGGTAAACAAGCAGTTCCTCATAGTTGCCCGAGGAGCTGCCAAGTCCATGTACGCTGAGTGCATTCAGGCATATTTTCTGAACGTAGACACAAGTACTACTCACCAGGTTACGACTGCTCCGACAATGAAGCAGGCGGAAGAGGTGATGTCTCCGCTTAGAACAGCCATCACTCGGGCTCGTGGGCCATTGTTCCAGTTTCTTACTGAAGGTTCTCTGCAAAACACGACGGGCTCTAGAGCCATGCGTGTGAAACTAGCTTCTACGAAGAAGGGAATTGAGAACTTCCTGACTGGGTCGATAATCGAAATCAGACCCATGTCGATCAACAAACTACAGGGTCTCAGGCCTAAGGTTTCGACAGTCGACGAGTGGCTGTCCGGTGATATTCGTGAGGACGTCATCGGCGCACTCGAACAGGGAGCTTCTAAACTACCCGACTATATTATCGTGGCAGTTAGTTCAGAAGGAACGATCAGGAATGGTTCCGGAGACACAATCAAACTGGAACTCGCCGACATTCTCAAAGGCGATTACATCAATCCGCACGTGTCTGTCTGGCACTACAAGCTAGACGACATAGAAGAAGTCGCTAATCCTGAAATGTGGCCGAAGGCGAATCCGAACATCGGTAAGACGGTTACCTACGAAACTTATCAGCTGGATGTCGAGCGGGCAGAGATGGCGCCCGCTTCAAGAAACGATATTCTGGCTAAACGTTTCGGCATTCCGATGGAAGGGTTCACTTACTTCTTCACGTATGAGGAGACTCTTCCGCATCGTCCTCGTGAATTCTGGAAGATGCCTTGCTCGATGGGCGCTGACCTTTCGCAGGGTGACGACTTCTGTGCTTTCACATTCCTGTTCCCGATTACTGACGGGACGTTCGGCGTAAAGACACGAAGTTATATTTCGAGTCTGACGATGTCGAAGCTTCCAGGAGCTATGCGACAGAAGTATGACGAGTTCATCAGAGAGGGCAGCCTTCATGTACTAGAGGGTGCAGTTCTCGACATGATGGAAGTCTACGACGACCTGGAGCGCTTTGTTCTGGCCAATGAGTATGACGTCAGGTCATTCGGGTTCGACCCTTACAATGCAAAAGAGTTCGTGACTCGCTGGGAATCCGAGAATGGTCCCTTCGGAATTGAGAAGGTCATTCAGGGAGCAAGAACAGAGTCGGTCCCTCTAGGCGAGCTTAAAGCTTTCTCTGGTGAGCGCATGCTCATATTTGACCAGGAACTGATGAGTTTTGCCATGGGTAATGCGATTACCATGGAAGACACGAACGGTAACCGCAAGCTAGTCAAGAGACGGCAGGAACAGAAGATCGACAACGTCTCTGCCCTGATGGACGCTTACGTTGCGTACAAAGCGAACAAGGACTCCTTCGAATGAATCAACCTCCGAACCGAGAACAGGTCATGTCGGTCGATAATGTTTTGGCAGGCGAAAAATTCGTCAAAAATTACCTTGAGCATTTTGGTGT